CCGTTGACCGGCGTCGATCCGCGCAATAGCGCCGTCACCCCGAACTCGGCAGGGTTGAAGTAAACCTCGAAGGGTTCGGAGAACGGCATCAGTATTTCGGAGAGCCGAGCAAGACCACGCCACCGATAACTGGCCCGGTGGTAATGGTGCCGACGTAGCGAACGAACGGGCCGAGCGCATTGGAGTTCACGCGTATAACTTCCGTCCCTGGTGCGCTCGCCGTCGCGAACGTGGCACCGACGACATCGGCGGAACCTGTACCTGCACCGTCGGAGGCGTGCTGAATCTTGCCGACGATGTTGCCTGCTGTCACCGCTCCGATATTCGAGACGAAAAGAATGGTGCCCTCGTAGTTCGACACATCGACCCAGCCGCTCGTTGCCGCGGCGGTATTTGCCAGCGACGCGGGTGCCAGCACGACGATGACGGTCACCGGCGTGTTATTTAGCATCGGGTCGCCCTTTCGGTTTTACGCCGGATACGATCCCCGGCGTGGTTGCCGTCGTCATCGGTCCTGCGGTCGGCTTCGGTTCATCGCCGACCGCGGCCACGCGCTGCAAGTTGATTTGCTCGCGCGCAAATCCCGTGTCTAGTTCGATCACGGTATCGGGTTCGACGCGTTCACCTTTGAGCATGAACGCGCGGATCACTTTGACTTTCATGATGTGCCCCCGGTGTTAGAAATTACGTGATCGTCGACGCGTAGGAGAACGCGGCCGGATAACGCACGCCGACGTCGCAGGTGTACCAGCCGCGAACGGCGGTCAGCCCGCGCGTGAAGTCCGAATACGGGTTGGTCATCATTTCGAGGACGCCCCATTCGGCCAGTATCACTGACGGCCAATTGCCGAACAGCATCGTGCCCGCCAACATCTGCGAGGACGACATCGCCGGGAACCCGAGCATGTTTCCCTCCATCATGTTACCGGTCCACATGCGCGTGGTGCCGGTGCTCGGCAATTCCGGGCGCGCCATCAAAAGACCGGCGACGATCGGCGTGGTGACATAGCCGCTTCCCGGCATCAATGCGTTGGCGGTCGCAACGTCGGATTGAAACTCGATGATGCCGACAGCAGAAATCGTGGTGCCGGTCACCGACCCGACGCCAGAAGTTCCGACGATGCCCTGCGGCTGACCCGCCGAACCCGAACCGCGCAGTATTCCGATATCGGCCGCGAGGCCGATGTCGCGCGCGATCGACGTCAATACCAATTGCTCGGCATCAGGCGTCGACTGTTGCATCAGTTGATGAGAGAGTTCGGTCAGCGCCGCGACGTTCTTGGGTGCCAACGGCAACTGTCCGATGGTCGGTTGCGATTCTGTGATAGCGGTGGTTTCATCAGCGAGCCAGTACGCCGTGTTACCAGCCGTCATCTTCGGGATAGTCACGTTTCCGACCAGGCCGGCCATCCTCGTGACGCCCATGCGCAATCCTACCGACGTCGCGCGCAGGAGTTCGATGAACGATCCCGGCTGATTATCGGTGCCGACCAGGTATTGCGAACCGGAGACACCGGCGGCGGTCATGTCGCGCGTGATGTATGTCCGTTGCGGCTTCAAGTCGCGCATCATGATGTCGAGCGGGACAAAAAACGCCTTGTCGGAGCGCGGCAAGCGATTCATCTGTTTCGATACTTGCTTGTTCGCTTCCAACTCGAGGCCCGCCTTCGACCAGTCGTTCGACGCCGAGGCGCGCAGCGCGCGCAGCAGCGAATAGCGTTCCTTTTCTTTCGCTGGCATGTCGAGATACGCCGGCATGCTTTGCAGCGTTTCGTCCTTGACCTGGCGCATCTTCACGAACTCTTCGGAGACTTGCGTAAAGTCGTAGTTACGTTCGATCCACAAGCGAGCGACCGATTCCTGCACGTTGTTGGCTTTGCACAGACCGCGGATGGCGGCGATGCGACGTTGCTCAAGTTCGGCAGCGGTCTTAGGTTGCTCGGTAACCGGCGCTTCGGGTTGCTTCGGTTGCGCGGCAATCGCGCCCGCCGAGGCGGCATTGTCATCAGGCATGGTTGATGCTCCTTTGTTGGCGGGTTGCGCCGGTTGTCCGTCCGCTATCACGCGAACGGGAAGTACTTCCTTTTCAATTTCGAAAGCGGGCGCGGCGTCGAGCGCGCGGTAAAACCCGGCACCGATGTCGGCAGGTTGCGCGACCATCGCGACATGCGTTGGCATCCAGCGGTCGGTCACCAACACGCCGTCGGAGCGCATCTTGCCGCGCATGCGCGCATAGCCGACCGATACCGAACGAATGACGCCGGAAACCACATCGGCCTTGTAGGCCGCCGCTTCGTCGCGCACGCCGAAGCGCGCGTTGCCGCGTAGCTTTCCGTTGACCGCGGATAAACCGTCTATCAAGCCGACGTTCACCTGGTTCGATTGATGACCGGCGATGATCGGCAGCGGCGCGCGCCGCAGGTCGATGGCGTCGACCGAATGCACAAGCATTTCCGGACCGTCGCTGACTTCGACCACGGCATCGGTAGAGAGCACGACCGGGATGGCGTCATCGCCTGCCACACGGGCGGCGACATCGAAGACAAAGTGCCGGGTTTGTGAATTGGAACGTGTCATGAACCTGTCCTCATTTGAACCACGCGAGCGGGCTGCGGTTGATCCGCGCTCGGCGGTGCTTCTGCGGTCGGCGGTGCCGGTTTGGTTGCGCCAATGGGCGTTGGTTCGATCACATCGGTGTCGAGCACGAGGCCCGCCTGATCAAGCAATTCAAGCTCGCGCTTGCGCTCGACGATGAAGTCTTCAAGGTCCATGCCGTCGCCGGTCGCGGCAATGACGCGCGAGATGGTGGTAAATCCGCAGCGCACTGCCATCTTGTAGGCTTCGACCTCTTTGGTCGGATCGACCCAGCCCCAGCCGCGCGGCTTGAATAGAACGGTTTCGAACTTGTCAGGATTGATCGCGTAGCTTTCCGCGTTGATTTCCGGAATCGCACCGGAGAGCACCGCCATCTGCAACCAGGCGCGGTGGACAGGCTCGCGAAAGGCGCGGATGAACCATTGCTGCAACGTTCGCCAGATGTCGCGGTCGTCCAGCAAGGAGAGGCGCGAGCTTGAATAATTGCTTTGCGAATAGTCGCGCGACACCGACTCGTAGGACATCGACACGCCCGCGCAGAATTCGCGCAACATGTAGCGCATGAACGGATCGAGCGCGGAGTTCGGGCGGTTCGGCATGTAGTCGACGAACTTCTCGCCGGGACCGAGGCGAGGCACGGTGCCGGGCTCGAGCAACAGTTCCTGCGTGCCGTCCTCTTTCGGATCGCCGAAAGAATTCTGCAAGTCTTCGGTTTCGATGATCCCCATGTACGAGGCCGCGCCGCGCGCCGCGACGATCTCGGCTTCGGTGTAGCCGTCCATGTCGTTCAGCTTCTTGACGACGGCATGAAGCCATGGCTCGCCGCGCGTCTGTGGCCAACGCTCGGTCACTTTGAGATGGATGATCTGTTCGGCCGGGACGCGTATCAGGCGATCATTGTCGACGCGCGCGAAGCGCAGTTCGCCGGGATGCCGTTCGTGCATCCAGTAGGCGAGCGGCCGACCGAACGAATCGACCTCGATGCCCATGCGTATTTCTGCGCCGGTCGGAACGTTCGGCGTCGAATACTCCTCGGCCATGCGCTCGGCTTCGATGACCTCGAGAGCGAACGGAATTGCGCTATCGCCAAAGGCGCGCGGGTGCATCCTGATAAAGCATTCGCCCGCCTCGAAGACCTGGCCTACGATCATGCGTTCCATGTCGGACAGGTGCAGCGCGCCGCCGGTATGGCAGGAGGACGCGCGCGACCATTTGGCCCATGCCGCCTCGATGCCGTCATTGACACGAGTGGCCAATTCGCCGCGCGTGTTCATGACCTGCGCCTGCATCCCGATACCGGTGCCGATGACGTTGTTTTGCATGACGGTGCGGGCGCGCTTGCCATAGGCCGCATCGCGCATCGTCGCGCGCGAACGGGATCGCAGCGCGGTCAGGCTGGAAACGAGTTCGGAATCCGACGAGGTGTTTGATGTCTGCCATCCAGCGGTAAGGCGTGAGGCGCGGGCGGCGGCGTACATCCGCTGCATGGTCGGCGCGATCATGCGCGCGAGGCGCATTCGCAATTGCCGGAAGTTCATCGCGCGAACCTCACGCGAAGATTGCGCGCATTCGGCGCACCCTGCGCCATTCGCGAGGCGTTATCCTCGCGCCAGACCTCGGCGCGGTAATCCTTCAGCGCGGCGGCGACGGCGACACCGTCACGATACCGGATGCGCCGCCCGTTGATCTCGTATTCGAGGACTAGCTGTGCGCCGCCAGCGGTCGCCGCCGTCAGCGCGGCCTCGAGTTGCGCAACCATGCGGCGGGCGAAGCTGCGCGGGTCGGTGCCTGCGGTAGAGATTTGCGGGTCAGGCTTGACCGTCGAAAATCCTTCATCGATGGTATAGCGGGCACCCGGCTTTTCGACCCATGCCGACCATTTGTAATCGCGCGCGGCCCAGCTTGCGGTATCGAACGGGCCGACCTGCACCCGATACTCGTCATCGACGACGTTGGCGGTAAATACAATCGGAATGCCGGCCGGATCGACTAAGCCGTTGAGCAGCGGCAACATCCGATAATGGAGCGTCCAGCCGTTGGTCGGCGGGAACGCATTGACCGCAACCGGGAAGTCGAGCGTGTCGCCAGCGACGATTATCGATTCCATCGGCGCAGGATAAGCGCCGCAATTCGGCGCGATAAGGCAAAATCGGTACTAGTCGAGCTTCCCCGCGGTCGTGGTTCCGGTAGGTGCGGCAATACCTAGGCGGCCGCCTATGAGCGCCCCGCGCGCCATGCGTCCCGGCGATGCATCCTCAAACAGCGGCGGGATTTCGTTCAGGACGTCGGCATCGTCTGCAGGCGTCAGCGTCTCGGATACGAACATTTCCCATAGCGCCGCCGCCGCCGCGGTATCTTCGATGCCTGCCGTGCCTTCGGCAATCGACCCTTCGGCGATCAGTACCGCGGCGCAGGAATCGGCCGCCGTCATGCTTTCGGTCATGAATGCCGACGCTATCGCGTCGGTTGCGTCCGTCGCGCTTAGCGATTCGCTGACGGCAACGGGCCTAGCAACCGGCGCGTCGGTGCTATCTGCCGCCGTGCATATTTCGGCCTGCGTGATACTCGTCACGCCGCCTATTCCGTTCTGGTCATCAATAGCCGTCATACTCTCGGCAACTGATGCAAGCGTCGCGCCGCCGATGGCGCTTAGCGTATCGGTTGCCGCAACGACTTCAGCGATGCTAACGGCGGCAATGCTCCCGGCAGCGCTCGTCGTCGCCAGTGCCGCGATGATCTCGGCAACCGATGTAAAGCGATCCGCGGTATTGCTTGGCGCATCTGTCGCTGCAAGTATTTCTGCAACGCTTACCGCTTGTGATGGCGATGGGAATTGCAGGTCGGCGAACGACAGGTAAACACGCGTGGCCAAGACCGCCGTTGCAATGTCGATGCTCGAGGTGGCTTCCGGAACGATGGCGGCGATCGTCCCGCCGCCGCCGCTCGCCGGATGATCTGCGGCGGCGAGCGCTTCCGCCATGGCGACGCTGCTGCCGCCGCCTGATGCCGCGGTCGTTGCCGTCATAGTTGCCGCTTCGGAAATTGATGCGGCTTGTGCTGGCCTCTGTATCGGGATCGTCAGGCGAGCCCATGAAATATAGCCGCGCTTCGCGACGCCCGACGTCACGCTTCCGTCTTGGGCAGCGTTAGCGGTTGCGCTTTCCGCGACGGTCGCCAACCGTGTTTCGATTGCCGACGGTATATCGGTCGCCGTTACGGTTTCGGCGACCGGACCGAGGACGCCACCGACAATACCGGTCGAGGCATCGAGCGGCGTCAGGATTTCCGCGACGGTCGCCAACCGTGTTTCGATTGCCGACGGCGTATCGGTTGCGGCCGCGCTTTCCGGTACGGTACCGGCTACGATGCCGAGAACAACTGCGGACCGAACGTCAAGCGCTGCGCAAGTCTCGGCAACCGATACCGATTCCGCGCCCGCAGTATGTGCGGGGATGGCTAGCGCTGCCCATGAAATATAGGCAACGGCCATGCTTTACACCTTCGTCACTCGCAAGCGAAGGTCGCTATAGTTGGTAATGGTATCGGCTTCGCCCGTGGTCAGCGCCTGATCGTACTGCGTATACGTCGTCGGCGCAGGTGCATGCGACCAACTCTTGATCAGCGTGCCGCCGCAATAAAGCGCGACCGTCATATTGGTCGAGACGTCGGCCTTGATCCGATACGAAATCACATGTGCGGAATCGCTCGTTGGAGTAAGCACGCCTGCGAACTTGACTTCCATCGCATCGGCTGACCCGGTCCCGCTTTGCGCATAGTCGGCGTCGCTGGCGGTTACTTCATCGAGCACGCCAAAGAGCGTCCCGCCCGCGCTCGGCGTCCAGTTGCCGACGCTTATGTCAGCGCCGAGATAATACGAGCTTGTCGCAACCGAGGAGTAACCGAAATAGAGTCGGCTCATGCATGACCCTTACGTCGTAGTCGGGATGCAGATGCCAAAGTCGGCGTATTCGCGC